TTCAAGGAGTGCTCGCTAATTCTTTAACAGAAAGCGAGATTAGCCAAGATGGCTGATTCATTTACGGGTTCAGGAACCCTTGATTTTTCGAAGGCCGCTTATGACCGCATGGCTTACTTTGCCCTGCGTCCAGAGCTTTACTTCGACCAGGCTGCCGATGTGCAACCTACTGCCCAATCCATGCCAGGTGCGTCGGTTCAGTTCACCATTGTGAACGACCTGCCGATTGCAGCGACCGCATTGACCGAAACCACCGACATCTCAACCGTCGCTCTGTCAGACAGCGTTGTTTCGCTGACCTTGGCTGAATACGGTAACGGTGTTCTTACCACCGCTAAGTTGCGTGGCACCTCGTTCGTGGACATCGACCCCATTGTTGCTAACGTAGTTGGTTACAACGCTGGTGTTTCGTTGGACACGATTGCTCGTGCTGCTCTCGACAGCGGTACCAACGTACAGTACGCTTCAGGCTTGGGTGCAACCACGTTGCAGACCTCAGTTACGACTCGTGCCGGTGTTGCTGCGGCTAACACTATCTCCGCTTTGGACATTCGTGTTGCTCGTGCTCGTCTCCGTGCGCAGAACGTACCTACCTTCGGTGGATACTACGTTGGATTCATTCACCCAGACCTCGTTGCAGACCTTCAGGGCGAAACGGTTTCTGGCTCGAACATTCAGGGCTGGCGCGCTCCACACGTCTACGCTCAGCCAGGTGAAATCTGGACTGGTGAGCTCGGTGCGTTCGAAGGTGTCCGTTGGATCGAAACCCCACGTGCTCCTGTATTCCAGGGTGCTGGTGCTTCTTCAACCAACGTTTACGGAACCATCATCATGGGTCGCCAGGCTCTTGCCAAGGCTCACTCATACGTAGACGGAAACTCGGCTTTCCCACACGTTGTACCTGGTCCTATCACTGACCGCCTGCGCCGCTTCGTACCAATGGGTTGGTACTGGCTCGGTGCTTACGGAATCTTCCGTCAGGCTTCAGTCATTCGTATCGAGTCCGCTTCGCTCCTTGGCGCAGACATCAGCACCACTCTTGGTACTGGTACCGCCTTCGAGCCTGCCATCGACTTGGGCGAATCAGGCTCCCCACTGGCTTAGTCCAGTAGCGGCTTAGAAGGAGACAGTATGCCTTGGCCTCGTCAATGTGCCCACTGCGGAAGCATGGACATACAAGCTGGTATAGATGAGATTATGTGTCTCATCTGTGGCGGCTTGACTGACAAGGACGGGCATGCTGTCTCCCGACAGGCTCAACACACCTCAGAAGAAAAAATCGAGTTTTAAGAAAGCACCATGACAATCCCTACCGGACTTGGACTTACCCGTGGCTTGGAATCAGCCAACCAGCCAGGAACAGCACCATACAACCGTGCGACCTGGGCAAAGATGAACGACGCTAAAGCCGTTAAAGGCATTACCTCGGATCCATGTTACTGCGGTTCTTGTGACATGTTAGACAAAGGACTATTTTAATGACAGACCGTAAAGGTACCGAAGTCTCGGCAGAGTTTCTGCGTGGAGCTACTGCTAACTCAGTAGACACCGGCTTCATTCCCACCAACGTTACTGGTCAAACGACCAACGGACCTACCCTTCGTGGCGTAGAAGCCAACACCGCTCGTGGCGTTAAGGGTTCACCCCTGGTCACCGGCATTACCCCAGTAACCTACGGAGCCAACACTGACGCTCCTGAAGTTACCCCCTACCGCACCTACGGAGAAAACTAATGGCTGACCGCTTTTCATCAGAGTTCGACGTTGAGCGTCGCCAAGGCGAAGTCTCGATGTACGTAGACATGACCCCTGCCACCGTTCTTGAAGTGAACCTCATGGGCGGTTACAGCCGCACCACTAAGCCAGTTGGTCAGACACCTGCTGAGGGAATCAACACCAATGGTTCCGCAAGCCGTGGCACCACTGACGCTATTGCCGCTGCCAAGCTTGGACTCCCAGTAGTAAACAAGCGGTAGTACCTCGTGGCAACTTTCACGCCACCGCAGGTAAAGGACAATCCACCGATCTTGCCGGACTCTATGGGTCCGGCTCGTCGGCTATGGAGATACTTTCCTAACCGTGCTCGGTATGTAGCTGTGTTCGCTCTCAGCGATGGCACGTTCGTCCAGGACACCGCCACCAACGAGAACTCCAACACAAACATTCCGTACCCATACAACCCATACGACCCATCGGCCCCGTACTCAACGTCTTACTACATTGACTTCGAGCAGAAGCCACCGCACCCTACAGTTTCAACTGTTAGCCAGAACCCTTACGTCACTAAGGTATACTTAGGTGTTACTCAAGTCTCGGATAGCGAGGCTGCGGCACTCACGGCTGCCGGATACGGAGATTTGATTTCATAATGGCACGACACGTTCCCTCACCAGATTGCAAGCCAGACTGCTTCGGTTGCAAGATTCAGTCAGTCTCAATGGCCCCCTCGGCTATGCCCACTCGCTCGGACGCTGGGCGTATCAACTTCGACACGAAGAAGAGCCACGCTGACGTAGCGGCTTACAAGCGTCTGCGTAAGGACGGTCTACAGCCTAAGACGGTTAAGGGTGCTGCGGCACTAGAGAGCCGTGCAGTATCGAAGTGGGAAGTAGAGACTGGTCAGAACCTCGGTGGCAACGCCAAGCTCGGTGCCAAGTTCGACGCCGCCCAAGCCATTCTAGGAAGCAACTAATGCCATTACTGTCCGGTGTTGTAGACGGCCCCTCTGGAGCCCTGAACGGTGCTCAGGTAGACGCCTGGCTTGCTTCACGCTTTACCTCAGTTCCAGCCGCAGGTACAACCCCACCGTCAGGATCACCTGACGCTGGCCCAGTCCTGACCGGCACTAACTTCGGTGGACCTGGACAATGGGAACTTACGGTCCCTTCTTCTTCGGCATACTACGTTCGTGTTACCTACCCAGTGGGTGCTACGAACGCTAAGTCCTATTGGGCTTACGACAATACATTGGTTCAATCACAAGGCCCACAGGGGGCGCAAGGAGCGCAAGGTGCTCAAGGTACGGCAGGTGCTACGGGTTCGACGGGCGCACAAGGTTATCAAGGAAATCAAGGAACAACGGGCGCACAAGGTCCCCAAGGTTCGCAAGGTACACAAGGTTTTCAGGGTGTTCTTGGAGCCCAAGGACCCCAAGGCGTACAGGGCAATCAGGGTACGCAAGGCACCCAAGGATTCCAAGGAGTAACTGGAGCGCAAGGTACGACTGGCTCACAGGGCCCACAAGGCTACCAAGGCCCACAGGGTTATCAAGGACTAATCGGGCCACAGGGCTCACAGGGAACAACGGGTTCTCAAGGCTCGCAAGGTGTGCAGGGTGCTGGAACTCAGGGCGCACAAGGAGCGCAGGGTGCTCAAGGTGGTAACGGAAACCAAGGCTTACCAGTTGGACTTACTGGTGCTACTGCCGCTACTCGCTACGTTGGCGGTACTACAAACGGAGCACCTACTACTGGGACATTTGCTGTGGGCGATTTTGTTGTTGATCAAACAGCAACCATTTGGGTTTGCACGGTTGCCGGTTCGCCAGGAACGTGGTGGTCTACCATCTCGGACCACATTGTTTCTCGCACGGCAACTGCTACGGCAAAGGTAAACGAAGTAACATTGTTTACGGGTTCAACTTCAGGGCAAACAATTTCCGCTCCAAGCAGTCCGCAAGACGGTGCATCTTGGACATTTATTAACCACTCTACCGTCTCGGTGACATTAGGTTTTTCGTCAAACTCAATGGTGCCACTTGGTAGCAGTACAGGAGTAACCACCTACACGGTATCAGTTAATGGTGCTTACACATTTATTAACAATGCTGGTGGCCAGTGGTACATGGTAACAGCCAACGGTGCAGATCACTTAGTAGACACCTCACAAGTCAGCCTTGACAAGTGGGGAGCTGCTGCTGCCAATGTTGCAATGGGCGGTAACAAAATTACCGGCCTTGCTAACGGTACTGTCTCAACTGATGCCGCTGCCTTTGGTCAGATTCCTACCGCCCTGCCACCTAACGGTTCAGCCGGTGGTGACCTTACAGGTAGTTACCCCAACCCCACTTTGGCTGCTGCTGGTACTGCTGGCACTTATGGTTCGGCCACGGCAGTACCTATTGTAACCACCGACTCCAAGGGCCGAGTTACTTCCGTTACTACCACCGCACCTAGCGACACAACCAAGATTCCCCTTTCGACAGTCACCACTGCTGGTGACCTTATTGTTGGAACTGGCTCTAGCACTGTTTCACGCCTGGGCTTAGGAACCGCTGGTCAGTCTCTCGTAGTGAACTCCGGTGCAACTGGTCTGCAATACGCCAACACCGGCGCAGGGCCAGTCGTGCTTTACTCCGCAAGTGGAACGGCTTTACCTAACGAAACCTCAATTGCTACCAAC